AAGGCATGACTTGGCACGAAGAACACGGTACATTTATCACTGGTGGAGCGATTAATCTTCGCTGGGGCGCTACTACACAGAGCACAATTATTACTACTTTACCTGCTGGCTCAGTAGTTAAGTATAATGCTTGGGCACGAGACGGTGTAGGCCGTGTATGGCTACAACAACCACGTGAGAACTGGCATGATGGATACTTAGTTGGTCGTGTTGGTACAGAAGCATGGGGAACATTTAAATAATATGATATAATAAACTTAATAGAGCTAAGTAAATCTAAGTGATCTTAGTTCGCGTGGTTTAGTTTGTAGGACTGGCTGGAGCACGTTTAAATCCTACAATCGAAATAACCACTCTGGGGTAATTCCTGGAGTGGTTATTTTTATTGACAAATTATATTTATATATGGCATTATATATGTGTGAAAGATATAGAAGAATTAACAGGAGGAAAAGAAAATGGAATACATTATTTATCCGGGCGACAAAACACATCTTAGTGAAGATTGGAACGGTCAAGCAAGTGCTAGTTTTGAATGCGAACCAGATGATATTGATACTGCTTATGATGCTTTGTGTGAAGATTTAGTATTTAATGATATGCCAGTAGATGAACATGATATAACACCTCAACAGGAACAAATGATAATTAATTTTCAAAATTTAAAAGATGATGATGTAAAAACAATGTTAGATGATGCGAAACTACAAGGCTTTATTTCAGATTATGAGATTAATAATGTTGACGAATAATTGGAGTAATTTATGGTAAGAAGTAATGCACAAAAAAAGTCTCAAAAAAAATACTATTCTAAAAATAAAGATAAATACAATATTAATTCTTATCGTTCTAAAGCCAAAAATTTTATCTTAAAATATGCCAGTAAAGATGAACTTGTTTGGTTAAGAAAAATGATTGATGAAAGATTATTTAATGAAAAAAACTAATTTCAAAGTTCAATATAAGAATACAATCTATACTAGACCAAGTGATTTAGCCAAAGTAGTAGGACAGCCTACAGCTCTTATTAAGGGACGCTGGCATGATGGAGTGAGAGATATTAACAAATTAATAGCCCCTTCCGGATTGTCAACTGTTACTGAAAATACCGGTCATCCAATTAAAATTATTTATAAAGGATTAGAGTACGAATCTCTTAAAGCTTTTGCTAAAGATAATAAATTGTCTTATCATAAAGTATTAAATTTAACACATCAAGGAATCTGGCAGGCTGAACGATTAATTGAATTAGCTAAACCGCAAAAAAACTTGGTAAAAAATATTACTTTATCAAGTAAAAAATCACAAAAGATTGTTACAGATTACATACATAATCAAAATTTACTTACTGTACAAGACATATCGAATTTACTGAAGATTAAACCATCTGTTCTTTTTGATCGAATACATCGAATAGCTAAAGGTGAAAATAATTATTTAGGCATAGAACAATCAGATGTGATTCTTTTATCTAACAGAGAAGAAGTACAAAAAAATACAACATTAATCAATGAACGTTTGCTACCGAAATATGCTTTTTCTCAAAATGTAATTGCTCATATTGAAAAATATAAGAATAAGAAAAATAAATTAGTTCAAATTCCATTTAAAAATAATAACTATTTTTATGATCTTAATACTAAGAGCGTATGGTCTACTAATAAAGGACAAAATTCATTAAAAAGAATTAGCTCATCGCATAACATGTTCAGATTACATTATGAGGGTGGTTTCGAAGAATACAGTAGTAAAGCAATCGAAGATATTATTAAATATCCTGAAATTACTGGTAATGACCTGATGACTAAATCTGAAATTATGAAACAATATAAAATCACAAAGTCGTTTTGGAATAACCATAAAATTAACCAGCTTCTAGGAATTAAACATACCAGATATAATAAAAGTAAAAAGATTACTGGTTGGACTAAAAAAACAGTTGATTTCAAATTAAAGGAAGCAGACAAATAAAAAAGTATGTTTACCACTTTTTAGTATGGAATAAAACAGTAACTTTTCGGTAACAAAAAATCGAATAACAATGTGCACATTAAACACCGATTGCTGATTTATCAATGTTTTAAGCACACAATGAGTGCATTGTGGGTTAATTCACTAAACCCCTCATCTCCACTAATACTTTAAGAAATGTTGATTTATCAACACTTAAGCATAATAAAACCACCCTTTGGTAACATTTTGGTAACAAAGAGTGGTTTTTATTTTTATATATTTAACTGTGAAATTGAATTGATTGCGTCTTCTTTATTCTTATTATTAACGTGTGTATAAATATCAAGTGTCATCTGAATATTAGCATGACCGAGTAACATCTGAACTGTTTTTGGTTTTACATTAGTGTTCTCAATTAACAGGGTAGCAAATGTATGACGAAAGCCATGAAGGGTAATGTGACGTAAATCTTTGTTTAAAACATAATTTTTATCTAGTTTATTTTTCTTAGCAAAATCTTCGTTAATTTTATGATCTTTGGCATAAACTTCATTGAGCCATTGAGTTGGTTTGCTTAAAGAAACATAATTGCCTGCTATAGTATGAAATAACTTATCAGAGAGGACTTTTTCATTTCTGCGATAATCTAATAATACTTGTTTTAAATTCTCTGAGAGAGGAACTGTACGCTTAGATTGTTTAGTTTTTGGAGTGTTTACCACCTGCTTATTTCCCATATCATAAGATATAGTTTTATTAACAGATATAGTATTGTTTACTAAATCAATATCTTTCCATGTTAAAGCTAGTGCTTCACCTTTTCTAAGTCCAGTAGAAGAAAGCAATTTAAAATAGGCGTATACTCTAAGATTTACTTGTTTAGCTACTTCTAAAAAAGTATCAAGTTCTTCTTTTGAATAAAAATTATGTTCTGTGTCTCTTCGTTTACGTATAGTCTTCTTAGGGATGATTATTCTTGATAGTTCATTATCTGCTACATATCCTAGACGCATACCGTATTCGTAAAGCGAACGCATAATAAATAGTACATCACGATATTTAACTAATTTTGTAGCTAATTTATCAGCCCATTTTTGCAAGTCCTTTACTTGAATACGATCTATATAGTTGTTGCCAAAGTAGGGATCAACATGGGTGTTATAATTAATTTCAGTCTTATTAGCAGTAGATCCTTTTACTGTATCCTTATAATTGTTAAACCATAGCTTCCACAGCTCCGAGATTTTTATTTGCTTTTGCTTAACAAAATTATCAGGTTTGGTCTGCGATAATTTATTGAACATAGCTTCTGCTTCTGCATAAGACTTAAAACCACGTCTATGAACTTGAACTCGTTTACCATTGCTGTTTTGTCCTAAAGAAACTACAAATTCATATCGTTTTTTACCAGACTTTAATGCGTATTCTTTAATACTTGAATTTTTTCTTTTTGGCATTTTATTTTTACCTCCATTTTGCTAAAATAGGGTAGACGAAAGGCGTTGAGTTACCAGCTCTACCTTTCATCTAGCATATATGTGTTAATTTTTTAAGCATTGGTCAGAGTGATGACCGACCCGTAAAGTGTTACCAGCGCTTTGCGGGTCTTTTTTGTTTACAATTCTTTAATATCTTTTGCTACCTTATCATCTAAGTCATTGAATTTATCAACGTATGATGAATAACTTCCACGAGGATTAGTAGCTAAATCGGCAAAATCCTTTAAATCAGAATAAGCTGATTTATATTTTTTAGCAGTACTTTTATTTGCATACATCACTACTTTAGTATAAGTATTTTCAATTGAATCTAACTCATCTTTTATATCAGCAGTTTCGGTTACTTTATCTTCTAATGCAGATTCAACAACTTTATCTACATCGAAATCATCATCATCCATTTTATCTTTCCATTGATCACCAATGTAGTTAGCTACTGATTCAGAATTTTTAGCAATTTCTATATAAGACTCTTTAAATTCTTTCGAATAATGAGAGAATTCTTTTTCATTTTCTTTTGCAATTTGTTCCTGCTGATGATTATAGATAGTTTCACTGCCTAAACCAACTCCGAAGAATAAAGCAGTAGCTATTCCCGTAATTGCTAAACCAATTAACCCAATTCTTTTTGTATTTTTATATTTTCCGACTAGTCCAATAAAGAACGTAATTGTAAAACCGATAAATACAAAGAGAAAAATTAGAGCTAATACAAATAATATTCCCGCTATTGTATCAAATATTGTCATTACTTCCTCCATATACTTATATATTAGTTTAACGTCATTGCGGACAATAACTTAAGCTATTATCCAGTCTTCTGTACAATCAGGTAATAAATAATAAAACTTAAGCGGGATGTAGAAACTTTCTGCAAAATTAAAATATGTAGAGAAATTAAAATCGTTTTCTTTACAATATTTAATAAATAAATTGATTGCGAATTTGTTAGCATCTGCTTCACCTTTATCTGTATTACTGATAGAAGCATGATACGAACATGGTATACCAGTCTTTATATGCCCGATTTCATGAGCAAAAATAAATGGTATTTCTAACTCATCGTGCCATCTATTATTAACTACTACTAAATCGGCAGGGATAATATAACTTTTACCACCTACATCATCAGGCAGTTCATTGGTTAGACAAGCACCGATATCGTGATCAAAACAATAATTCATTAACCAATTAATGAGATTATTATAATTACGTCTGTTAAGATAATTCATATATTTACCATTTACCTTTATATTCATCCTTGATTAATTCAGGATGATTTTTTAAATATGTTTCGGCTATTGAATCGATCATATCGTTTAAGTCGTCAGGAATATGTCCTCCGTAAGGCATCCCTAAATCTTTCCATTTGATTTTGCCAGATTTATCGTCTGGAATACCATTTAAAATATCTGGAGTAGTTCCGAGGACATCCGCAACCTTTTTTAAGCTTTCATAACTGGGTTTCTGGTATTTCCAGTTATACAATGAATTTCTTCCAAGACCAGCTTTTTGATTTACTTCTGCGAGGGTCATACCGTGTTCTTTTGCTAATTTTTTTATCCTTTCAAATGTTGTCATATCAACGATCCTTTCAGTCGTTGACAAATAATTACATTAAAAAACGTAAAAATACTTGATTAATTAGTTTATCCATGTAATAATACTAATTGTCAACGAGTTAATAAACGAGTTTTATTACAAGTTAATAAATAAGCAGAGTTCATTTTTAGTATGGGGATACTTAATTGACACTTATTTATTATGCTTCAATATTAGTTTATTCATGTAAAAATGTCAATGAAATTACATAAATTTATTAACAAGTTAATTAATTCGTTGAACACGACAACACCGAGGTGAGCAGAAATGAAAAATATTTTTTTCCATCATAAGAAGATTGGGATTCGATGACTGAAAAAGAGCAGAGAGAATTTAAAGAGTCTTTTGATGATTTACAACGTAAAGCTGAAGAAATTTCTAAACAAGGTGAACTATTAGAAAAAATCAGTTCTCAAAGACTACTTCAAGACCTTGTTAAACGAAAAGATTTAATTCGAGCTCCTAAGACATGGGAAAGAGAATATATCTTACGCAAGCCGTATCAGCAATGTGGAACTAGATATAAGGAAATGTATTTATTAAGAAGACGAGGTGAATAGAATGCCAATTGAAGAACGCTTAGATGATGCATCGCATCAAATTGAAATTGAAATTAAAACAGCATTGATGAAGAAAGGATGGACGCAAGCAGAACTTGCTAGACGATTAAATATCAATCGTCAACAATTAAACCAAGCGATTAAGGGTAATAATTCAAAACGAGCAAAAGAAATTCGAGAAATTATCTACCCATTGCTAGGTATGGAGAACAACAATGAATAATTTAGTAATTATGAAAGACCAGCAAGCTGTTACAGATAGTTTGAAAGTGGCTGATGCTTTTAACAAGAAACATAAGAATGTTATGCAATCGATTGATAATAAAATTCACTCGGCTGAAAATCCAGCCCAGTTCAAAAAGATGTTTGTAGAAGCTACTTATCAAGACGCAAGTGGTAAATCCAATCGTATGTATTACATGAACAGAGATGGTTTTACTTTTATCGCAATGGGATTTACAGGACGTAAAGCTGACGATTTCAAACTCAAATACATCCAAGCATTCAATGAAATGGAAAAACAAATTCGTCAACCTAAATCTGAACGGCTTGAAATTATGAAAAAGAACTCAGCCACAAAAAGAGCTGGTGTACTTTATAAAATTGCAATGGCGACTGATTCTAATATTTCTCGTCAAAAACTTCTACACAAGGCAGCCGAAGCATTAACTGGAGAGAAGTTAGTTCCTGTAATGCAGGATAAGTACTATTCAGTAGAAGAAGTAGGACAGCAATTGAGTTTACCAACTGATTTAATTGATGAAATTGCTAATCAAATTCATTTGAAAGCTGAATATTCTGGTCAAAATCAATACGGTAGTTGGATCAATAGCGATATTCCTGAGTGGTTTTACACCAAACAAGGTATTGAACTAATTGATATGTATAAATTTATTGCGAGGAAAAATCATGAAAAATAATGATATACATCAAATTTGCCCACCAAGAATTAAGCCATTAACTCCTAAAGAACAACAAATGATGGAAAAAGCATTTGATGAACTATTTAAGGAAGATGATTGCCGTGGGTAAGAGCGCTATACAAATTCCAATTTCAGACCGAATTATCGAACGAGCACTACAACAAAAATATTTCAATGCTGATGCAGCTGCTAATTTTTTAGGTATCAGTCCATCGACTTTTAGGATCTGGCTTAAAAAATATGATTTTAAGCCTGTAAGTATTGAAGGGAAACTTCTATATGATAAAGATGTTTTAACCAAGTTTATGGAGGATCGAAAATTATGAGCAAGTGGATTAACAGCAAGATTAACGAATTTATGGGCACTGACTTCACAGTAAGAGAAACCGAAATTCTTACGATGAGTACTGCAATTCTAGCATTAGTTTCATTCACATTCGTCATGTACAATGCAATTTTTCCAAATATTTAAGAGGTGAATAATGAAACGTTTAAGTGAACTAATTCAAGGGATTAAGCATACCAATCCTTTGAAAGAAAGTAACGAAGCAAAGCTACTGTGCAGCAATGCATTTTATAAATACAGAGAGGTGGTAGAACCGTGGAAGCAAAAACAGGTAAAGAGTTATTAGGTGCAATCAATGACGTAAATGGTTTTGAACGAAGACGAGATTTTGAAGGCTCGGATGTTTGGCTAGTTCAAATTGGTAATTGCGTCTATTATGTCGGATCAGAAAATGGAACAGACTTTCACGATTTCAGAGATCTGCTTAATAATCGTCAAGCTATCATCGGCAATAACCATTTGATGGAAGAACTAGATACTAATTCACACGATTTCATTAAGGAATTCTTTGAATCCAGTAGTGATAGCATTGAAGAAATTTGTAAGTCTCTTGTAGAAGATAGTTACCATTGTGAGGATTTAAGCCTATGTTAGATGAATTTCAAAAATGGCAATACGACGCTGAGCAGGCTATCAAAGAATGGCCTGATAAATTGGTTGAAGAAGCGCTTGAACAAAATAATAACTATTTTGGTAAAGCTAAAAGATGGTTAGAAAAGAAACGCCCAGAAATTCCAGATAATTTTCATGGAAAGCCTGAAGAGCAATTCATTGTCACGATTAGAGAAATTTATACCGAAGCAATTATTAAATTAAAGAATTTAGCAATGCGACAACAGATGATTAATAGGAGTAAATAAAGATGAGTGATAAAAAAGTAATGCTTGACCAACTAAATATCATGATAGACGAAGTAAAAAAAGGTAATGTAACTGATCTAATTATGATTGGGAAACACAAAAAATTAGGAAAAATCGATAGTATTATTTCTGATCCTATTATTGCATTAGGTTTAGTTGAAAGCTTACACATTGAAGCTAAAAGCGAATATTTAGAGCGAAAACACCTAATTGATAGTCTTACACATAGAGATAATCCAGAGTGGGGACTAGATGAAGACGGCTCATTTTATTATAAAAATCTTGATGAGGACTAAGTATTGTTGAAGCTTAGACCATATCAAGAAGAATTAGTTAATAATATCTATCATTCTTTATCATCTGGTCATAGACGAATTATTGTTCAGTCGCCCCCTCGAACTGGGAAAACCGTTGTGATGGCAAAAATTGCACATCTGACAACTAATTTTGGTAATCGAGTAATGTTTATCATTCATCGCAAAGAGGTCTTAGAACAAGCTAAAAATACCTTTAAAACAGAAGGCGTTGATATGTCTTTGACAACAATGGGTATGGTTCAAACTTTAACTCGAAGAGTAGATAAACTGCCAGAGCCTAAATTAATTCTGATAGATGAAGCTCACCATGCTCTCGCAAAGAGCTATCAGAGAATTTTAAATAAGTTTTCTGAGAGTTACGTATTGTACTTTACCGCTACTCCTGAAAGAACTGGCAGTAAACAATTAGATCAGATTGCCGATGACATTATTGTTGGTAAATCAATTAGAGAACTTACTGATAAAGGTTTTCTAGCGCCATTTGATTATTATTCAATTGATGATATTAATACCAATAAACTTAAAAAATCTTCTACTGGAGATTACACAAACGCCAGTATGGAAGAAGCAGTTAGTCGAAAAATCTATGGTCATATTGTAAGTAACTATCAACGGTTAGCTGATGGTAAACAAGCAGTGGTATTCACTTATTCAGTTGAAAGTGCGAAAGAGATAGCGGATGCTTTTAAAAAGCTAAATATTTCAGCTGTAGAGCTTGATGGATCTACTCCAGATAATCTAAGGGATCAGATCGTAAAACAGTTTAGAGATAAGAAAATACGCATTCTCGTGAATGTTAACTTATTTACCGAGGGTGTTGATTTACCAGACGTTGATTGTGTAATTATGGCTCGTCCCACTCAAAGTTTAGCCTTGTACCTGCAATTCTCAATGCGTTGTTTAAATCCACGAGAAGGTAAACGAGCTATTGTTATCGACCATGTAGCTAACTGGAAGACTTTTGGTTTACCAGATTCTGATAGAGATTGGAAAAAAGCAATCATTACTACTGATAAAGGTAAACGTAAGAAGAAAGAAACAGCCACTTTTGCAATTACTCAATGCGATTACTGCTTCGCAGTAGTTCCATCGGGAAAAGTAAGAGATGGTAAGTGCCCTTACTGCGGTAAGCCGATTAAAGTTCGAGCTAAAGTTGAGCAGACCGATGATGAACTTAAATTAATCAATGATAGAAAACGTGTAATTGATGAAATCTTGCATGATGAAGTAATGCAGAAAGTAGCAGATAAGTCTCCGCATGATTTACATACCATGAAAGAACTACAAGCTTATGCAAAATTGCATCATTACAAGAGAGGCTGGGTATTTTACCAAGCGAAGATGAAAGGACTAATCAAGAAAAAACGAAAGTTAAAGAAATACAGTATCAATATTTGAAAAATGGAGGTTTTAAGTCCATTGCTGATCAAATTAATGAATTGGCTGAACATAATGAAATTTTAGACATCAAATATGCATCACTTACGGATATTGATGGGGTGGATTATACAAGTGCTTTAGTTATGTATGAAAACTCCAGAACAGTTAAACAAAAGACCTTTAGATATATTTCAGATGATTTAGAAGTAAATGATTTTGTTAAAAACCACGATGTTATCAAGATAGATCATTTTGGCGACAATGCCGATGAATTCACTACGGTTATTACTTACAGGGAGAAGAACTAAATGATTAAAAATAAAGTTTTTGTAGAAGACGACATTGAAGAAGTTAATGAGTTTGTAAAAAATAATATTTTAAAAATTATCAAAATTCATAAATATTTTAAGAACTCAAAAAAATATTTCAAAATTTACTACAAGGAGAATTAAATGATTAAATTTCCAGAAGACAAACCAAGAGTGCCTAAAAAAGAACCTCGATATTTCTTTATTTATGGCAAACCGATGAGCGGAAAAACATTCTTTGCTAGTTATTTTCCACACGCATTAGACATTAACACAGATGATAATGCTGAACAGAGTAGAGTTCCATTTGTTTCTCTACTAAAAGATGAAAACAACAAGCCTGTTTCCGATATAAGAGGGCGACTTTTTGAAATTATAAATGGCTTACCACAAACTTCATTTAAAACAGTCATTATTGACACTATTGAAGATGTCGTTGATGCAGTAACTAAACAAATTACTGATGAAGCAGGCGAAAAATATATTTCTGATGGCAAATTATCTTACGGCAAGGGATCAGGTATGGTTAAAAAAGTTATCAATGATCTAGTCCTAGATTTAAAAGCGTTGCCAGTTAATGTTATTTGGATAAGTCGGGAAGAAGAACAAACTGATATAGCTTCAGGAGTAACTAAAAACATCCCAGCACTTAAGCAAAAATATTACAACATCATAGCTGGTAACTGTGATTTAGTCATTAGAACGCAAAAGACAGGCAAAGACCATATCAGAGTAATTGAAGAAAAACGAGCCGATTACAAGCCTGAGGATATTTCTGATGAACAGGTTAGGAAATTGCTTACCAGCTGCTTAGGGATGTTTAACTAATGAAAAATCGAATTAAAGAATTAAGAAACAAAAAACGGCTATCACAACGTGAATTAGCTGATAAAACAGGGATTTCTCAGCCTTTAATTAGCAGATGTGAAAAAGGATTTGAGAATTCTAAAAAAACAACATGGCAAGTATTAGCAGATTTCTTTGATGTATCTGTTCCATATTTACAAGGCTATTTAATAGCAGAATGCCGATGGTGTGGCAACACGTTTGTCCTAACAAGTGAAAAAGATAAAGATAGATATTTTTATTGTCCGTACTGTGGTAGATCACCACTTACATTTAAAACAAAATAAAGAAAGAGAGAACTATAAATGAGTTTATTAGATGTAGCAAACAAATTAGATGAATCAGGATTTGATCCAAGCAAAGGTAAGGAAGCTAGCGGTAGAACAGAACTTCCAGAGGGCGAATACTTAGTAAGTTTCGATAACATTACTCACAATGCAACGGGAGATAATGACTTCCTAATGCTTACATTCAAAGTCTTACAAGGCGAACATGCTGATGAAACTGAAAGTATTTTCCCTACTTTAGCTGAAACAACTTTAACAGGTAAGGCAATGCCAGACTTCGTTATCAGTCGTGCTATTAGTCAAATTAAAATTGTAGGCGCAATGTGCGACATCGTAGTTCCTAATCAAGTTTTTGCTGGTAATTCAACTCAAGCTTATGAAGCAATTGTTCCAGTGTTAAGACCAGGTATTGGAACAATGATGAAACTTAAGAAGACATTTACTGAAAATAAAAAGAATCCTGATAGACCTTATGCTAATTATGAATTCAGTAAAGCTAAGCAACCATCAATGCCTAAGCCAGAAGATAGCACACCAACTGCTGATGAAGACCCATTCAAGGACGCAAAGACTGGTATGGAAATTGATTCTAACGACTTACCATTCGATGTTAGTGATATGAAAGAAACCGAAAATAAATAGAGTGAGTGTAGATTATGGAGAATCTCGTTAATTTTGCGGTTAACTATGCAGAGCGCGGCTTTTCAGTAATCCCAATTAGCCATACAGAAAAACGACCATTAATTAAATTTGCTAATAAACCTGCTTTAACACCTGATGAAATTCGTGAGTTATGGAAGAGATATCCATTAGCTAACATTGCTTTGAAAACTGAAAACTTTTTCGTAATTGATGTAGATCGTCATGGAGAAATAGACGGCATGAAATCGATCATTGAATTAAAGCATAATGAATGGTTTCAAAATACTCTATGCGAACGAACAGCGCATGATGGGTATCACTTTTACTTCCAAAAGCCAGCCGATAAAACGATTACTCAAAGCATTGGTTTCTTGCCTGGAGTAGATCTTAAGGCACACGAAAACAATTATGTAGTAGTAGCACCTAGTTCAATTGATGGAAAACATTATAAATGGCTTAATCATAAACCGATTGCTTTTGCTCCTAAAGAATTGCTAGAGCTGATTAAAGAAAAATCTAAGTCGTTAAAGCCTTATGGCAAAGACAAGATGGCTAGCTATTCTGTGTCAGGTAAAAATCAGACAAGTGAACTATTTGAAACAATCGTTAATGGATTTGGCGAAACAGGTGGCAGAAATAATGCCTGTGCTGCTTTTATGGGTGGTCTACTATATCGTAACGTAGATCCTGAAATAGCCGTAGAACTAGCTAAAATTGCTAATTCACACACCAAAGATAAACTGTCAGAAGCAGAAGTAGAAACAACTGCTAATTCAATGATTGAAAAGGAAATTAGAAGGAGAGGTGCTTGATGGCGCTTGATAAAAAGAATGTTGAGAAATTGCGTAAAGAGCAAAATCAAGGTTCTAGGTTTCCTTATAATTTCTTACTCAATGCTAACGGTAATATCAAAACTACCAGTGTTACTAATGTAAAAATCATTATTGAAAACGATCCATTACTTAGGGATGTATTTCGATATAACGAATTTACGCAAAATATTGATGTAGTAAAAGATGTACCCAAATTACATATTGAAAAAGGCAAAACTTCTGATGATTATTCACTAGAAATCCTAGCTTATATTGAAAGTCAAGCTAAATATGGGCACACCAGCTTTAAGAACAAATTAGTGCAGGACGCTTTGATTTTAGCTGCAAGAAATAATGCATATAACCCGATTATTACTTATTTTGATAAAGCTTATGAGAAGTGGGATCACAAACAACGCATCCCTAACTTCTTACATGATTTTCTAGGAGTAGAACAATCAGCATTCATTGAGTGGGTTTCATATCTATTTTTTGTAGGGGCAGTAGCTAAAGCATATGATCCGAGTACTAAGTTTGATCAAGTCTTAGATTTGGTTGGCGGTCAGGGAGCTGGTAAAACTACTACTTTCAAAAGATTAGCACCATTAGGGTATTACACTGATGACTTTAATACGTTCACTAAAAAAGACGATTTAAGCAAGACTAGAGACGCTTTAATCATCAATGACGACGAATTGACCGCAACAAATAAAACATCGTTTGAGGAACTTAAAAAGTTCTGTTCCAAGCAAGAATTTCGTTACCGCCTACCATACGGTCGTGGAGTAGAAGTTTTTCCCAGGCGGTTTGTAATGGTCAGAACGACTAATGAACGTTATTACTTAAAAGATCAAACAGGTAACAGACGATTTATGCCAGTGCTGTGTGATATTGATAAACAAAAATTCAGTCCTGTAACTGATTTAACTCCAGAATTGGTTGAACAAATTTGGGGAGAAGCAGTAGATCAATACAAAAATAATAAATTTTCGTTGAAGATTGATAAGGCTCACTTAGCTTTAATCGAATTGAACTGTGAAAAGTTTAAGTATAGCGACAGCTTTGAAGATGCAATTGATGAAGTTATTGAAAATGAATTAGAAGATCGAAAATTTATCACTAACGATGAATTATTTATGAAGGTAGCTCCTGATGTAAACTTTTCTAAAAATAAGAAAATGGCTCAAAAATTGCAATACGTCATGGTAGCTAAATATGGGTATGAAAAACGTCAAAAACGAATAAACGGTGAACGCAAGTGGGGCTATGAAAAGTGTCACTAGTAAAAATTAGACGTTGTGACACCTTTAAAGCTTAGAGTCACAAGTAGTTAAACGCATTCATATGATAAAAGTATATACTTTACGTAGTGACACCTCTGAGCCTTACAGGCTCAAGACTTAAGACATACTGTCACAACGTCACTACTAAAATATAATAAAAAAATATTTTTATATAGGTATATTACCTATATACATTGATATAAAGGGATTTATAAGGATTTTGAATAGGTATATTTAAAAGACTTTTTCAAACAACGCTGTGACACGTGACAAATATAGATAAACCTATATATACCAAGGTTTTAAATGCTGTCACAGGGAAAATAACGTTGTGACGTTAATTGGTAAACAACAATAGATAAAATACGAACTATTTAAATTAATTTCTAATTAATGTATGTATTTAAAAATGAACGAGGACTAACAAATGGTAAGCCAAGATGTATACGTAGTAGAAATTATTGAGCAATATAATGTCGATGATCCAAGTAGCTTTGCTGATTTTGATGTTAATACAGTATTGTTTAAAGATTATGATGATGCTTGCAAGTATTTAAAATTATTAAAGCAAACATGGATAGAAGACAATATTGATCCTGAAGATATTTATGATTTTTCAAATGAAATTGGAATTCAACCAAGTGAAGTTTTTAATTACGGATTCTATAAACAAGCTGGTATTGAAGAAAAGGAGCTTAACTGATGAAAATTATTGATAAAACAAACGATAAACAAGAAGAGCAATGGCAATTAGGAGATGTATTGAAAGATAAAGAAGAACATAAAGCTTTAATCGTTAAAGATAACAACGATTCATATTGCTTAATGGATATTAGTCCTGAAAGTGATATTAAAGAACAATATAGTATTAAAGATGGCAATATTTATGAGTGGCCTTGTTCTAGCTTAGATAGGCTCTATCGCGATCATTCTAACAGCTGGCACAATGTAAACGCAAAGCTGGTGATTGAATGAAAACGCAGAAAATCAAAGATATGGAAAAAGCATTAATTGTTGACTTTACTAGTGTTCAGACTAAACTATTACCAAAGAAGATTGAGGAAAAATAATGTACGCATTAAGAAAATTAAGTAACGAAGAAAAACTAAAGTACGAATTGAAAAAGACGATAGAAAATGAATACTCTAGCTTAGATATCTCAATTAATGATTTAAAGCTTGGAGTTAAAGGATTCTATCCTGGTAGAACTGTCTTTAATTTAGAGATTGATACTCGCATTGCAGAACATATAGATGTCATTAATTTAACAAACATGCCTATTAAAACATCGACTATTAAGCAACTTAAGGAAGATCAAAAGAAGCATGGCTATAAAGAATTTTGAAATTAGAAAGAATGATCGTGACTATAAAGTAGGAGACGGAATATATCTAAGAGAATATGATCCAACTGATAAAAAATATACTGGACGAAGAATATTAGTCAAAGTTACTTACATTACGGATTACAAACAAAGAGAAGGCTATGTAGCACTAGGAACTACTGTAAATTATAGCGTGGCGTGGAAAGTGTGGAACAATAATGAAAGTTAAAACGATTGTTAGATATGATACTGACGACTTTGATATTGAAGTAAATAAATTTATTCAGCATAAACATATTGTGGATATTAAATTTACAACTAATAGTTCTTTATGTGCCTTAATCATGTATGAGGATCTTTAAATGAGTACAGTAGTAATAATTTATTCGATCTTTTTTGCTGTAATACTTTTATCAATAATGATCGATATCCATGAACAGAAAAAAACGCAAGAAGAAATTGACGTTTTATTAAAACTGTTAAATGAATATCAGAAAAGTTCTGAACAATCATTTAAATTACTGAATGACGAATTGGATTTACTAGAAAGCAATAGTAAAAATCAAACTAAATATAACAATTTATTCACAGATCAACTTACAAAACAATGGGTAGCAATTAAACTCATCGTTAATGAAATTCATAGTAGGAGATAGGAATGAAAGGAAAAATAGCACTATTAATATTAGGAGTTGGATTACTAGCAACAGGTTGTGGCTCTAGTCAATCTGATAGTCCTGAAAATATCAGTTTTGATGATGGAGAAAATTCAATTGTTGTTGATAGTAAAACAGGCGTGGAATATATCAAGACTGAAATCCAAACAAGAAAAGGCTGGTATTACACTTATTGCCCACGATTTGATAAAGACGGTAAACCAATGATTTATAAGAAGGGAAAATAAAATGGCAGATAACTCAAATAAGAAATTAACGGGAAAGCAATTATCGTTTAATGCTGATATTAAGAACTCTAAAGCAGATGGCGGTAATGTGGTTATTACTATGAATGCCAGTTCTAAAGATATTGATTTAAATATTTTGAATTCAATTGTTTCTAATTCGGTAACTGTAGATTTAGTTAGTGTTCAAACTGAATTATTAGAGGAGCCAATAAATGACTAGACTATATAGCGTTAATGATAATGTTCTAATTCAAATGGATATTGGTGAAGTTTATAGTCGCTTGTCAATGACAACACCGTTCCCTGCAACGAGAGCTGATGGTCACCGAATTGTTATAAATCCTCAAGCTATATTTTATGTGGAAGAGGAGGAAGCCAATGCCTAAACATGATGAACATTATATTCAGAATCAAATTCTAATAGCATTATCTGCTAATGACTGTGATATTTATCGTATTAATGTTGGTAAAGTGCCTGTAAGAGATAAAACTGGTAAACTAATTAGAATATTCAGAGCTGGTCCACCAAACGGGCATCCCGACTTATATGGATTTATTCATAAAACACACGAAATTTTTTACATTGAGGTTAAGGATGATAAAGGTAAACCACGTCCTGACCAGATTAGATTTCATGAACACTTACAAAAAATAGGTGTAATCCATGGCATCGCTCGTTCAGTAGATGACGCTTTACGAATTGTAAAAAATCGTGAGGTGGGATATGGCTTCGATAGTTAATTTAGTGCATGAAGCAGAAGATAAATATGGAAGCATTGCTAAAGCACCGATAAATTGTGAACAGTTTGTTAAAGTTCGTTCTATATTAAAATTTAAAGATCCTAAAATTGAACGAGTTAATATTGAAAGAATTTTGGGATTTATAAAACGAGGCTATGTAGCATCTGAAATAGCATCAATCTGTAGAGTATCATTAAGTACTGTACAGATGGTAGCTCGTCAAAATGATTTAAAGTTTCATCAAATATTTAAATTTAAATATAAATCAAAAGATGGTAAGTACTATTTAAGCGCTAGTAAGAAAGCAATGATAGAACGTTTTCCGTCCTATCTAATTAAAAAGACATTTATTAGATATAAAGATGTTCAACCTGGAACGTTTTATTATGAGAAAGGAAAATGGCATTGGAAGTAAGTTTTAAAGACATTAGCAATGAAATGACTAATATTTTAGAAGAGAAAAATAAAGCCTATGGCAATTCATTTGATCTCACAATGGATAAGTGGGGCACTAATGTAGCAGGGGCTAGATTAGATGATAAAATCAATCGTATAGATGGAATGCTGCAGGATGGTAATCTAGTTAAAAATGGAGAAAGCCTATTAGATAATTTGTTCGATCTATCAGGATATTCGTTTTTGCTAATTAGATATTTAGTAAATAAAGGTGTATTTACCGAAGATCAAGTACGTAAATATTTTGCAGCATTAGATAATTAATTTTTAAATTTAAAAAAGATATAGTTTGCATTGGTATGTGTTAATAGCACATACCTTTTTTGTGAATTTTTTTAAATGCTCCTATAATTGGTATAGAACATATTAAAGGAGCTGGTAGCACGTGAAACGTGCCGTTTTTCTTCATATTGAATCAATTTTGCGTAGCTATCCTCGCATGAATGATTATATTAAACAACGACTTAATAATAAGTATTATTCATTAGGCGATGATAAGGCAGTTAGTGTTTTAATTGAACAACGAATGGTAATAAAAGATTGTTTGGTTAACTCTACGGAAGAGGATCAGCAATTGATTGATAGCTTGTACTTCCATCATGACCCTAATAAGACGATTGATGGGGTAGCAATGGATTTAAATATCTCAAGAAGTTCACTTTTTTATAAAAGAAATAAGTTCATGGAAGCAATTAGAAAGGGGTTAGGCTGGTAAATCATACGAATCCCAATCCGTTTAATTGATGGGCTACGATATTAATAGCAGCCGAACAGACTGAAAATTATTTTTCATTTTAAAACCCCAACCAATCAATTAGATGGCTGGGGTAAAATTATTGACCTGACAGGTCGGTAATTGTTTTTCATTTTTTTATTTTTTTAGTGAGGAATTACATTTAGATGAAATTGATTTACTCTAAGAATACTCATAGATATATTTTGATTGTTCCGATGAATTTTAACTTTGAATCTTTCGCTGAATTCAAAAGTGAATTTGCAAAACTAAACAGTATTCCAGATAATCGTTTAATTATATTGCCCAAAGAAAATTTAAATTGTATTGACATATCTGATGGATATACTGAAATGTAAACCATATATTACATATAATGTAAAACTATAACCAAACCAATAAATAATATAATTAACTATAGAGAGGTATTTAAATTATCATGAAGTGCATATTGTGGAAGTCAGCTAATGAACAACCTAGCGATAAATTAATTGAAGCTTTCCATGCTAAGAAAATTGATGGCTATTACGTTGGTGAACTAACCGAAGACGCAATTAAAAGTTGCAAGAAATCATTCACAGTGTGGAAGCCACAGTTTATACAGTTAAGTAAAAAGGAACAAAAAAATTATTAGTAAGCTCATCGACATGTATGCTAATGAGTTAATAAACACTTTTAACGAACCAGAAGAGATAGTTCCATGGATACTAGATACATATCCAGATCAAAGATAAGTGTATAGTAAGTAACAATTTATTTTAAATACAATAATAAATAATTTATAAAACAAAATTAAAAGCGATGAAATATTTCATCGCTTATTTTTTATATTCAATTTTAAAAAAATAAAAAAATTTTTCTGTATAACCTCCAGAATAAGGAGAAAAAGACGGGGTAGGTATAAAAGACCCCTTAAATAAATTCCATTAACACTTTGTAAGTACAAAAAGTAAGAACTTACTAAAAATAAGCATAACGGTGTTATTTTTAACCCGTTTTGATTTCACAAGTGGGTTTTGATCTCTTACAATTCGAGTATATGCACGACTAACACTTGTGTTAGTAGATATAAGTCTTATTTTGAACTAATAATATTTTTTATTGTTTATATAATAGGAAGAAAAAAGAATTTAAAAATATTTTGAAAAAAGTGTTGACAATTAACACTGGTGTTAATATAATTTACTTGTAAATTGAATTAAGGAAGTGAGCGAATGAAAAAACAAAGCATAGCAAACCGTAAGAGCTTAGAGAAAATAAAAGAAAGGGAGCCGGACAGATACGAGGAGAAAAAAAGAAGAAATAAATTTTATGCTGCGAAATCGTTTATTAAATTGTATGCGAAACCGCCGGAACTGGTAGAGCTTAACAACTTAATAAAAGAAAAGCAAAAAAATCAATAAAAAAAGCCCGTTAACACTGGAACTGTTAACAGGCAAAAAAATATTAAATCTATTATACATGTGCGATGTATTAGAAAAGATTTAACGTGAAAATTATATCACGCTTTAAAAGTCTTTTCTAGTACACATAGAAAGGACTTTTTTTATTATGACTGAAAAAAATG